ATGTAATGTTTGTTCCACATTAGTCATATTCATTATATCTTTGGAAAATACTTTTTGGAATGTTTCAACATTTATTTCTTCCCATTTTTCAGGGAGGTATGCGTTGATTGTTCCAATCTCATCATCATCTTCAAATGTTATGTTTATTTCTATCATATTACTTTGTTTTATCTACAATACTCCAAATAGTTCCTACAAGGGTTATAACACCACCAACAATCTCTGTGGCGGTTGTTTCATCAACTAATCCTCTCATAACTAATATTCCACCAATAAAAGTTAAAGAGTGTCTTAAAATACCTAATATTTGATTTTTATTCATAAAGTTTTTTTTTAATAAATATATTTATTTTATTTTGTTATTAAAGGATTAGAATGTTCCAAACCTTACACTTGGGGTTGTCCCTCTATTCTTACCTAACTTCATTACAATCCCATACCTCATCGCATCTAATGCGTGATTATGAGCGTCAATTGGGGTTCTTTCATATCCCCCATTTTTGTCTTTCTTCCAAGAATAATTCTCTAATTCTTTGATGAGGTTGTTTGACTTTCTTGTAATCCTCAATTTCTGTTGTTGAACTAATTGAATACCATAATTCACACTATCCTTACCTTTCTCAACAGGTCTTGCTTGAAATCCATATTTCTTTAACTCTGCGATTGATTTGGGTTCTGCGGCGTCACAATAGATTTCCCCTTTAACATCATAGGACTTCATTAGGTTTGCTATATCAGAGTTTAACAATCCCTTTTGATAGATTACTTCATCAACAATTATTTCATCGTTGTATTTCAAAATATGAACGAGTGCTGTTTCATCAACTGAATAACCAAAGTCCATAGAGTAGCATAATGTTCTTGCTTCATCAGGGATTTTATCAATAATCTCGTAATCCTGATAGATTGTCCCTTCTGTTTTTCCAAGTTGTCCGTCTAAATAAGTTGAAACCCAATTAGACCAATAGTTAGATGTTAAAGCCTTTTCTCTATAACTTTCTAATTGTTTAACAATATCGGGGGACAAGGCTTCATTATCCTTATATGTTAAAACCAATTCTTCAACATCTTCTCGTCCTTGTAGTTCCTTGTAATACCAAAATGTAGATGAGGGGTTCCAGTCCAAGTATTGTATTCCATCTGTTCTAATTGATAATTGAAGGTAAGCATCCCAACTGATATTATTACACTCATTTACGAATAGAATATTTCTTCTTGCTCCTCTAATACGAGCCTCATTTTCAATACTAAAAAATTCAATATAACTATCGTTGGTGAATGTGTATTTAAGTGTGGATTGATTAAAGTTCCCATCTATCCATCTATTAGTATCTTTCATAATCTTTATGAAGTCCTTGATACTTCCCCTTCTTAAAGCAGGGATACTTTCAGCAACTACTGATACTTCTAATCTTGGGGTCTTGATACATTTGTCTATAAGAATTAAAAGAATACTGATAGTTTTACCCGCAGATGAACCACCAGGTAAAGCCCTGATTTTCCCCTTCATCTTTCTTATTTTCTTTAACGATGTCGTATATTTTAAATTCATTCTTCTTCGTCATCATCGTCCTTGAAAAAGGGTTGTTCGCTAATTGTTAATTCTGTTTGTGTTTTATCTGTATATTGATAATGATTTTTCAATACAAAGATTGCCATAGTTGGATTTAATTGATGTTTGAAAGTTCCATCAACAATTTTATTCTCCTGAATTTTCTTTGCTCTTTTTAGAAGTTCGGAAAACTTTGGGTATTTATCCCTCATCTCTGAAATGAATTGGGGGTATAGGTCTTTCTCCTCATATAAAAATCTTTCAAACCATACATTATCTTCACTCGCCTTTAACCAAGTGATTAGGTCTTCACCAAGTTCCAATACTTTTTCTTCAGTCCAAATTGTAGGTCTTCCGCCAGGGTTTTTCTTCTTTGCCATAACCATAAATATTATCTATAGTTTATTTGTTTTTACCAATATTTTATTATAAAATGTATTACTACATACCAAAAGATTATTCCCAGTATGGGATATATCAAACATTTCATTTTATTATCTCAATTTTTATTTCTTTTAGTTCTGAAGATATTACTAACGCTATTATGTATTCTCTACCAAATTTTTTATTTAAATCGTTTAGAATGACTTTATGTTCTTCTCCTGTTATATCTGTTGGTAATGATACTTTAACTATTTGTCTTGGTTTAAATAATCTCCAAATCATATTATCCTTTGTTCTTCTTTTTACAACGAGAACATTTACTGGTGACTTTAACTTCACCCACAGGGAAATCTTCTACTATAATTGGGGCTTCTATTTTTGGTTCAACATCAATTATTTCATCTGGACTTTGAATTATTGATGATAATTGAGATTGTATTTCACTTACTTTTTCTAAAAGTATTTTTTGACCGAATGCTATTTGAGCCGGACATACCTTACAACCTTGCCAACTTGAGTTTATTTCTTTCATATAACCATCAAATTCCCTATATTCTACTTCTGTAAATTTTCTTAAATGTCCCAAATAGAACATTCTATCTAATTTTTCTTTCATCATATCTTTTTTATATAAATATATCGTTATTGTGTAAAAGTTAAATTAAAGAAAAAAAAATGGGAACAATTTTGTTCCCACTCAAATTACTCACCATCAGGTAATCTTTCAAAGATGATTTGGTCTATCTTTGTAAATCTTTCCTTCAATTCTTTTGAATAACCATTTTCCACATAGTCATTCAATACTGTTGTAATTTGGATAATTTCAACCATACTTAAACATTTATCACAACACTTCATATAATCTACGACGAGTTTTAGATTTGATTGTGTTGCGATTTGTTGTCCTGTTGATTGTGGTTGTTTTTTTGGACTTGGTGTTGGTGTCTGTGGCATTTTATTTATTATTTATATTGTTACTAAATCTTCCCATTCTTCAATTCTGCGATATTCCTTTTCCATCATACAGATTTCGTATTCTTGTAAAGAAGAAAAGTATTGTTCTGCCATTTTATCATAGGCTTTTTCTTCTTGCTCTATTAAATCATTCCATTCTCTTAATCTTTGTTCTTGTTTTAATTGGTGAAAGAATAATGCATCTTCCATAAAGTTTTCGTAAATAGACATATTTGTTTTGTTTTATAAGTTTGTAATACTTAAATATAGATATTTAATTTGAATGGGTCAAATTTTATTTCTCATATCTCCCAATATTTTTTTGAGATTTACGAATACCAAAGAATGTGATATTCCCATTTCTTCTGCTATTTGTCTAAATGTTTTTTGTTTTTCAAAATACTCCTGAAAGATATAGGTTTGAAAATATGTCTTTGGAACTCTGGAATATGCGTAATCAATTTGTAGGTATTGAAGTTCTTTTAATTCTTTCTCCTCTATTGTGTTTTCATCTACAATTGAAAGTTCTAATGAATGTAAATTGTCTTTAATTCTGCAATTCTTATGAAATGGACTGGTGTTTGATTTCAACTGATTTAGAATTGTTCTAATAAAAAAGTATTTGATATATCCCTGTTCTATTACGTTTTCTATATTCTCCCTATTTTCCAAATAGGATATTGATATTTCACTTACCAATTCAGGTATGATTTCTTCGTTTTGGGTGATGTTTAACATTATTTGGTAGTATTCCCCATTCTTATCAAACAAACTCTCTAAAAACTCATTTAACATCAATTATAATAAAGTTATTTTTTATGTCTTTGACTTTTCTTGGAATTAAATAACCTTTTGTATTTGAAAGTATATCTCCACAATTATCTTTCGTTGGAATATCATTATTGATTATTAAAAACTTTAATTCGTTGGTTTTAATAAACCACATTTCTTTTAGATTATAAAAATAATATACATACCAATCAGATTTAGTAGAGCATATACCAGAACATTTACCCCAACTCTCGTATTCAATAAACATATTTCCACTATCATTATTTTTTGATATGTAGTAATCTGTTTTTAATTCATACTTTTTGGTTATACCATCTTTCTCAACAAGAAAATCATAGTTTTTATCTTCATTATCTTTGATTACATTTAATCCTTTTTTGTTGAAGTATTCAATTACTTCTTTTTCAATCTTCTTGTTCTGTTTGATTGATTTTGCTACTTTAACTTTCATAATTGTTCTATTCTATAATTTTTGAATTTTGTTTTCCCCAAACGAATATATGCATCAAACTGGTCTTGAGACATTCTTATTTTATTTAACAATTCTTTTTTGTTTCTAAAATAATATTTTGTTCCGTTATTCATTTCTAATAAATATCTGTAAGTTGGGGAAAGTGCTGTTTTAATTTTACTTTTTGCGTTTGTATATAATTTATGATATTGATGTTTATTGATATTTTCTCTTTCTTTGAAATCTTTTGATGTTTTATTATTCAATAAATTCAAAATCAATAATCTTTCCATATGATTAAAATTATCAGTTTTAAGAACATCAAATATAATATTTGATAGAATACCATTATCTATATCTTTTTCTATCGTTGAATAAGAGATATTGATGTCTGGCAATACTTCAACACTATCTACTAAATTCTTTTTAATATAAATCTTATACAAGATTTCATTTTTCAAAGATAAGAAGATATAATTTTTATTATTTTCAACGTCTCCTTTTAAAACTCCTTCTTGTTCTTTAACAAATAAATTTAACATTATTTTTTGTTTAATGTCTTCTTTATCTTCTTTTGTGAGTTTTGTGTATTTGTTGAAGTATTTATAGAATAAAGTAGTAATATATTTATCAAGTTCTGTATAATTCATATTGTATTTTAATTTCTATTTTTAGGTCAGTAAAGTCAAGTCATACCCCCTACCCCCTAAAAGAAGTATGACTAATAACCTTACCACTATTTTTGAGGCTGATAGTTGTTACAAGTCGTAGAAGAACAGAGCAATCATTTAACAGGATTTTATAAGTTTGTATCACTCCTTTATATGCTTTCGCCCTCTAACCTTCATCAAATAAATACTTCAATTATTTTGAAAGTTCAAGTTATATAGAAAATATTTATATAAAAAAATTATCTATAAATTTTGGCTATAATTGAAACTTTGATAAACTTTGATATATTTATATGTATGACACAGAAAGAATTATTAGAAGCCATTTTATTTGATGAAGAAGAACAAATACAAGACACCAAAGTTTTATTATATTATGCTTTGGTTAGAATTGATGAGTTGGAAGAACAATTGGATTGTATGAATGAAAAAATAGATGAACTACTATTGAAAATATGAAGATGAATATGTATATTTGAATTGTTCTGTTTTATACGATAATCCCCCTATTACTAACTTTCATAGGGGGATTTTTATTTTTAGTAAGATAGAACTTTTCTATATCTTGGTATTTTAAATCCTTTTACTCCACGAAGATAAGACCATACAGCCGCTCCATTACTGGGTGTCTTTCCAACCTCCCAAGAACCATAACGATTTTTTCCACTCGTTCTACAAGTAGCATTTCCATTTTTAACATTTTGATAAGTGGCATAATCAATTTCATAATACTCATATATCCCTCCACCATTAAATTCAATAACCATAGTTCTTGACTTGGTATTATATTTCATTCTTTTAACGTTAGATGACTTTAGACGACCTGTTCTCCAAATCTTAAACTCTTGTCTCACTTGGTCTAATAAAGTTTCTGTAATGTCGTTAAAATCAATTTGAAATGTATTCTCAATCAAGTCAATCTTCTTATCATCAGATAAGGTTTCATCAAATAAAATATCTATAATTTTCATATATTAAAAAAAGTAATCATTATTCCCATCACAACCAAAACAACTATCATCACCATAGTATCTTTCATTATAACTTCTTATATTCCAACCAGAATTTAGTGGTAAATAAATACCTCCATAATAGTTGTTATTTCTACGTGGCATATTATCAAATGAACTTGGTGATGCAAAAGTAGGGAATAGTTGGGAGTAGTCGTTCAAATACTTCTGTAATCGTCTTGAATAAAACTCTGCAGTATCTCTAATAATACTTCTCATATATCTCATCTCATCTAATCCAATAGGTTCTGAATATTCACTACGTTCTTTGGAAATTGATTTGTTTGTAGGTTTAGCCAGTAAGTGTGGATAAACTTTATAGAAGACCCACTGGCATAGCATAGGTTGAATGTAATTACGCA